CCTTTCTAGTGGCCTTACATCGTCGACTCACTCGTATTATAATAATATACTTGTGAAAGTAGAGAAATTGTCCGAGGAAGTCCGTGCGCAAGCATGGGTTTTTAGGGCCAGGATTGAGCCTACATGGTTTTCCATGTATGGAGCTCCTGGCCAAGGCAAATCTGACACTTATCAGATTATGCCTAAACATGTTTATGATCGTGTTGCGAAAATGCTTCCAGATATGTTTCCTCTAGACTTCCATCCTGGAATGGTCTATGAGAAAGCTTCCGGTCAAGCCTATTGCGATAAGTATAATGCAGAACAGCATTTTGCTTTTGCAATAGAGGAATTAGCTGCAATGGCTGATCCTAAGATGCGAGCTGAAGAGCTCGGTCTTATGCAAAAGATCATAAGTAGAGCTCCTCTGCCTTTGACGTGTGCAGAGTTGAGCATGAAAAATTGTACTTATTACGCGTCTCCTTTTGTCGTTACTACATCGAATATAACTGATGATGAGCTTGATGCTGCTAGTGGGTTGACTAGACCCACTACCATTTATCGCCGTCGTCATTTTCATGTTGAAGTAATGATAAAACCAGGGCATGGCGTGCCCTTAAATGAATTGTTGCAACGCCCTGATGAGTGTTGGATTTATCGAATGCATTATACCCCGTCTAGAGGTCAATGGATTCGATTAGCTCTCCGTAACACGGGAGTCGATTTTCAACAGCTTGTTAAGGTCGGTCATATTGACTTTACTTTTAGTCAGTTGGCTGATCTTATGGCAATAAAAATTATAAATGATTATAAGAGGTCTGCCGCGGATCGTTCTTTTTACATGCAGAATTATGCAGGTAATTTTGGACCTTCGCCGCCACCTCCCCCCCCTTCGTCCTCATCGTCGAATGATGACATACCTCCAATTTTGGATGATATGTCACCTCTTGATCCTGATGGGATTGAAGAAGAACCGTCTCACTCGTCAAAAAGTGAAGATATTACAACAGCTGGAGCTAAGCTCGCTGATGAATGTATGTCTGAACTTGACAAAAGTGAAACGATTACTACGGCTATGCAAAAAGCCGTTGAGGAAACTCAGAAGTATCAAACTTGCTTTGATGATTTGCCCCCTTTAAAATCTGAGGAATTCGAAAATCCAAAGGTTGATGGTCACGCAAAGTGTACCAGAGAACTTATTGACGCATGGTATAGTAAGAATATGGATAACTATCTTACTAGACATGTATCTGGGGTCAAGTGGTTTAATAAACTTGATCCTTGGATTCAACAACAACTCAGTTCTTGCGTTAGAAGCAAGAAGCGAAGTGAAGAAGATTTTAAGTTGAAAATTCTGGATCGCATGTATATGGATCCACAATTCAACCTTCTCTGTGAATATCAGAGGAGAAATCTTCAACTTCCACCTGTTTGTCAGACACCTGTAGAATTGCCTCCGCGATTGGTTCAGTTTTATACCGAGGATTTGATTATTTTCGGTATGACTAAATTAGTTGTAGAAGCAATTATGCAAGGATCTGGTACTTCAGAAGAAGAAGAACTAGTTGACTGGCAGGATGAGGTCGCGGAATCCGCCCTGGAATTCATTCAAGATGAATCAGGGAAATGGGTTCGCGACCCCACTTCCAGTTGTACTGGTGATTATACTATACCTAGTGTAGAAAATAACCCACGGTTTATTAAGTGGGACACTAGAAGAATTATTGCTCAGAAGTGGATTGATGCAATCACTGAGCCTGGCGCAGTTATGAGCTACGTTAGATCCACACGGTTATACAATTATTTCTTTTCTGAACCAGCTCCTCGGCATAAACTTTGGAATCGTCAAGGTTTCAATGATTGGCTGCCTTATGAGCTTTGGTTTAATGGCGACTCGATACAGATAGATAAGTATCTTGAGTATGCCTATAAGAAGAACGAACCGAGTCTGTTACTCCCCGTGAGTTTCAATGACCATCAAAAATGGTTTTGGAATCGTATTCATGGATCGAGGAAGGATAGGAAAAATTTATATGGTGATTTAATGAAGTTGTTATGTTGGTACAAGCTTGGAGTGAATGAAAATACTCCAGGCCTGGAAGAATATAATGGCTATTATTTGGGTCATTCTGTAAATGATTTGAAGAGGGCGGCCACTCGGTTGAGTGAATGCTGTCCAGCTTTTGAAATTTTCTTTGCTGGAATTAAAGATAATGCCCCTAAAGGTATTAATCTTCCTGAAGGATCAGAGCAGTGTGCTATAGTTGCTAGACTTAAGCATATCTGTATTGAGACTCAAGAGGAAGTCCATTCGAAGAAAGCGAAAAACACCCGTCCAGGTCGAGTGCATGAATTTGTGCTCGCTTGTAACGAAGAAGAACTCAAACAGTACATTAATGAGGAGGTGTCATTTGTTAAGGAACAAATTCCTAATGACACCCTCATTATTTGTGCTTATGAGACTTACCAAGCTCTTAAGACGTTCTGGAAAGGAACGAAAGAGCTGGGAACAGGATTCTTTCATACTGTGGGAGGATTCTTTTACCAATATGGTTTCCTGATAGCTTCAATTCTTGCAGGCGTTTGTGCTTATGTACTTGTCGTCTGCGGAATTGGGTTGGCTGTGAAATCTGTATTTGCTACTTCTGCACCTAAGAAGTTAGCTAAAGATACTGTTAAGCGTGCTGAGATGCAATCCACCACGACTGACAAAGATATAAAATGTTTGCTTGAGAAACAAGGAAAAGATGAGTTTGTAACTTTTCAATCCTTTTCTCGCGGACATTTAGCGAAAATGTCGCAAAAAGCTCAAATTAGGATGCAATCCAAACTTGAAGACTCTATCGACATTCAGATAAATAATATTTCGAATGCAATTCGAAATTTTGTCTTTTATTATGAAGACAAAGGAAGAGAAGCTCACGGATTAATTTCCGGTCGACGTGCTTTCCTAAATAAGCATTTCTTCTCAACATGGGGTCAGAACTGGACCCACATGGAAATTCGCAATGGAGATGAGGTGTTGTATACTTTACAACCTTCTGACGTTCATATACAAATGGACTCCACTCATCGCGATCTCGCATGGTTTGATCTTGGCAAAGGGATCTGCAGTATGCCGTCTCTTAAACGGCATTTGCTAGCGCATGAGGATTATGAAACCGTCCTTGGTCAACGTGAAATTGCAAGAATTCACAGACTCAAGGTCGGCGGTAAAATAACTCATCGCTATGCAATGGGAAAGGGCGCAGCTCGTGGTGAACATAAAACCATGAATGCGAAACTCCCTAATAATAAACCTTTTAATCTACATCTAGGTGAACATTTTGTCACCTCGGGAATGGAATCGAAAAATGGTGATTGCGGTCTTCCGTATGTTACCACTACTGATACTGGTGTAGTTAAGATTCTTGGTTTGCATTGTGCATTAGCAAATACACAATCAGTCTTTTTGCCTCTTTTTCAGGAGGATGAACCTAAGTCCACCGCCTATATGCAAGGTGGCAAGACTGTAATAAATCAAGGAACTTATATTCCCTCTTGCGTCAGGAGTCCAACTCCCGAGCGCAAACAATTAGATTTCGATGGTAGATTAGTGTCCCTCGGCTCTCTCCCAAAAGGAGATTTTATGCCGACTGAGACGAAAATTGAAGCATCGCTATTTCAAGGCGATTTGACTTATGAATCTATCTACCCCGTAACTACTGCCCCGGCTATGTTAAAGCCGATGACTGTTGATGTGCTCAGTAGTGAAACGGAGACCTGTGAACCAGTTCTTAGACAGCCTCTTAAACAAGGTATAGTCAAAATGGTATCAGCTCCCCGTAGGATTTTTCCGAAGTGGATGCAAGAGTTGTTCGAACATGAACCTCAAATTGCATTCGCTGGGTTCTTTCCTAGCACAAAACGAAAATTTGTCATGTTGACGATGGAAGAAGCAATTCAACATCTTGACATGCAAGCCTCGATAGGGTTCGATTTCAAAGTCGAAGGTTTCAAGTCCCGCTCTGAACTCTGGCGTAAAGCGACAGAAACAGAAGAAGCGTGGATAAACCCTATCCTCCGAAATAAAGTCATGGAACTTTTTGTTGCCATGAAAGCTGGCTACGAGGTCAAAAACGTAGTTTCAGCATGCCTCAAGGATGAGACTCGCGATTTAGAGCGGGTTTATCTTGGGAAGACTAGAATTTTTTGTGTTGGTAGTTTAGCACATCTTATAATGACTATAATGGTTGTTGGAGATGTGGTTTTCTACATGAAGGAAAATCACTTAGATACTGATGTTTGTATCGGTATTAACCCTCACGGGTCTGAGTGGTGGATTTTGGCTGAAAAGCTAATGAAACACAAACTGTTCGGTGGGGGTGATTATTCAGGATTTGATTCTGGAATTACCTCGAAATTTGGATACGCCCTTTACTTGGCGATGAAATGGTATATTAATTCTGGTGATTCCCTCTACAACTGGTATCTTTATAATGTCTGTATGAGTAGTATTGCGCCTATTTTTGTTATTAATAGCGAATGCTACTGGTCAGACTGGATGAACAGTTCTGGAGGATGGCTTACGGGTTTTCTTAACTCGTTTGTTAACGTATGTATATTTAATGCGTTTCACTGGTTTGTATGCCAAACCAATGGTCTTGGAGATCGATCTCGACTAGAGGATCTCGTCTGTGCTTTTTACGGCGATGATAACCTCTGGTCAGTTTGTGATGATCTCAAAGATCTTATAAATATGGAAACCCTTGGGGAATTTATTTGGGAAGTTTTTGGTATGACCTATACTACAACTTCCAAAGGCAAGATAGATTCTAAATTTGTTGATTTTGACAATTTGGAATTTCTTTGCCGCAAATTTCGACCCCGGGGAAACCTTTACACTGCTCCCCTTGCAGAGGAGAGCATACATGGAATGCTTCTTTGGATAAAGAAGTCCTCTTTACGAACGCCTGCTGATCAACTTGCTGTTAATGTTGAACAAGCTATGATGGAGTACTACCATTATGGCCAGGAGAAGTTCGAAAGAGAAGAACAGAGAATTCGCTTTTATTGCGAAGAATATAACGTTCCATACACCGCCGGATCGTATGAATATTACGATGACCGATGGGGTACTGGAATGATGAGCAATCGCTCATAACTTTGTCCCGTCCGTAATGACATTAAACTAAGTCTAGCTCTCGACTTTAAATTGAGCACCAAATCCACACGCAAGTGTGAAGAGAGAATGCATGGACGTGGAGTAACCCCTAGGACTCCATGGATCGCGCTCTCTAGAAATAGGGGTTCGAGCTTGAGCACGTTGATCAGCTAAACTCAAGCCTATCGTGAAATTGGATCGCCGAAAATACATTTGAAAACGAACCCAAAACTACCGTAGACAGTAATGGACTCGTAGATTTTATCGAAGAGTCTAAAACTGTGCGTACTGCTGTCCCGAGATTACCACGACCTCGTGATATCTCGCCTTGGGCAGATCAAACACCTGTAAAGATACTTGAACGTGAGTATGCTTTGGATGATGTTGTTTATAGCACTTCTTCAAATTCCGTGCTGAGATATTTACCTAATATTTTTGCACAAACTGCCTGGAAAAACGCAATGTCTTCGTTTCGTTATATAAGGTGGGATTTTCTTGAATGGCGTTATCAAATAATGTCAGTTCCTCAGGTTTGGGGTGCTGTAGGATTTACATGCATTCCAATGGACCCGCGTCGTCGCACTGTACTATCAGAAGATTATGGTTTGCTATCTCATACTGATTGCCAAATTGCCGATTTTTCCACTGCTAACAGCGGAAGAATAATGGTTCCTTGGTGCTCTTTGAATAAGTGGCTTGACTGGTCTTCTCGTCAAGAGGAGGGCTTCGACGCTCAAACCTTCAATGAGCTGAAGATTGTTGGTGGACCTTGGATATATTCAGCCGATTCCTCAATCCCGACTAGTGTTACCATAAATTTGTGGTGTAGCTTGCATGGAGTGCAAGTAGCAGGACCTCGTGTCCCTAATACTGTGACGGATGAAGGAGAAGCTCAGATGCAAGCCGGAGTTGCTGGTGTATTGTACTCTGCTATGCAGACGGAACTCACCAAGTACCTGGCCACCTCTGGAGTGCAACATTTGAAAAATGCTGCACAAGCTGGTTTTCATCAAGTTGACGAAGTCCTTGGTGATTGGTTTGATTTTGATGACCCAACCAGTAAAGCTGATGAAGGTGGAGAAAGTGGAGGAGTAAGTGTCATACCTGATATTTATGGAAACCTTAATTTCTCGCAACCTCGGAGCCTATTGGGAGTGGGCTCACATGTACTCCCTCATAAAGCCCCTGCTCATAGTTGGTTGGATTTTATAAAGAAACCATCGTTTTTTACGCATGTTGTTTTTCTTTCTACTTCTGATCAACTAACTTTAGCAGGTTGGCCTTTTCAAGCCGATGCAATTGATTTAGCGGACCAAACAACGCCTCGTTGTTGTCGCTTAGATTTTGCGTCGCAATTTTTTAGAATGTGGAGAGGATCATTTGAATATACTTGTATGTTCGTGTCTTCTTCTCTTGTCGTTCAAAAAGTTGGTATTGCTATTAGTTATACTGACAGCTCTGGGACTGTAGGAGATATAGTCACTGAGGTTGTTGAAGTAAAAGGAACTACTATTCACAAAATTTTAGTTCCTTATCTTTATACTAATCCGTACCAGTTTACTCAGGATTCGGCGGTTAATAAGCCGGCCGGGCCTGGGGAAAGACCTAAAGTGAGATTATTTTTGTATTCCACTCCTAAGGCCGCCGGAGATACCAATCCGACGATGAAGATATTAATTTGGCAGAATGCTTGTGATGATTTCAAGTTCTATTCTCCCAAATGTCCTCAATATCAGAAAGAATACATACCCCCTGAAGCTCAAATGCAAACGTCTCTTAAGTCGTTTGCATCTATCAAACCCTCTAGGCAATTCGAGGTGATTGAGAATGACGTGCCATTTTGGCCTGATCAAACAATCACCATGGAACAGCTCTGCCAGAGATGGTCTTGTCGAACCGTCCCCGATCCGGACGCTTTGCGCACGATAGAAGAACTTGCTCCTTGGACGTGGAACACCGCTGATTGCATACGTAGTCTTTATATCTACAATCGCGGTCAGTACAAGGTCAAAATGACATTTGACACGCCCGAGACGCCATATACGCCTGATCAAGGGCTGATGGCAAAAATGGATCCGCGTAGCAGGTTTACGTACAATGACGTACCTGATGACTACGCAAGAATAAATGATGGTGTTCAGATCATATCTTATGGCTTGACACAGTTGTTGGAATATACCGTTCCATTTTATTGTAACTCTGAATGGTTACCTTTATGGGTTTCCACTCAGGGCGTATATGGGGCCACTCCTTCTAGAGTGAACAACTATCTCTATGCTATAGGGAAAGATGATCCGGATCAAACGCCGACACCATTGTTTTGTGCGACTAGCATGGGCCCTGATTTTGCCCTTGCTTATCAGCTACCACCACCGGCTTATTCTAGACGATGGTACCTGACTACTGAGCCTCCGCCGCCAGAGCCAGCGCTACGTGTGCACACACCTTCAAAGCAGCAGCGAGTTGAGATCGTTGGACGCACCCCCTCTGATAAAGACCCTCGAAAGATTGAGATTCGAAAGAAACTCTCTTCCCAGGACAGCCTAAAGAGAACACGGGGCGGCCAATAGATTTTCTGTTTTGTCG